CCCAAAAGCTTGATGTCGCGCTGCAACTCTTTCAGGCCAATGATTTCGAATTTCTTCGGCATGTCATTGTCTCTCCTTGCACATGAGATGCAGTTCCCGCTTGGCAAAGTCCGGGTGAATGATATGGCCTATTTCAAATGTTGTGCTGCCATATACGACATTCATCGTTCGGTCAATATCTGGCCTATACCGAATGATGATGCGCGTCGTAACGTCCGCATGCTCACGTTGGGCGGCAAAGTATTCGCGGCCCCTCAACGGCTCTATAGCGGCCCAAGCAGAGGCCACGACAGGCCATTGATCGATAGGCTCGCCGTACGAATCCGCGCCGGTAGGTGGACGATGGAACGTGACTCGCCTTTTCAGTCGCCCCGTCAAATCGTCTTTCCGGTCACAGTTCTTGCAGTTTTTGCACGTCATACGTTCACCCACCTGTCCATGTCAAGAAGCGAAGTAACAGCACACGGCGGATCGCACATGCCGTTTTCGTACCAGTAGGCGACCAACATAATTAGCGCCTGCTTGATTTTCTGCGGCACGCTGGCCGCCGTGTCGCCATATCCGGCCACGAAACGGACTCTCACCCCATTTGCCGCCGCGAGCTGGACGGACGGCCACGCTATCCCTCTCTTACGGACGATCCGGGGCACGAAAGAGAAATCATCCACGACATAGTTACTTGCCACCCAAACCGCCGTAACGCCGTCCTTGTCCGTATAGGTTACGCTCGTCACGGATTGGAGCGGCAGACGTGGAAGCTCGATTGAAGCGTGACTTTTTCCTCGATTGTCTGTCCATTCTTGGCAAGGCCACGCGTCAAGAGCGAATTCCAGAGTTTGCGTGATGAATACCCGTTTGGTGTAATCCTCGGCCCACTCCCGAGCTGCCGGAATCAGCGGTAACAAGCGCTCATCTGGCGACGTGTCTGTAAGATCATACCCAAGCTGCGGCTTTAAGTCGGATACCGTGATCGGTTCAACGGCGGGCGGCGAAATGACTTTAATGCCTGCCATGGTTCAGCCCCCTAACGAAAGCGAGCCGCCCCGGAGGGCGACTCTTGTCGAATTATTCCTTGTACGGGTGATATGCTACGTCCTCGATCAACGTAACGGCCAGTAAATTCGCTGCATTGCTCGCCGCGAACGACAGCCCAAGAAATTTCCCGTCCGGCACATTAGCGGCGTCGAGCACAAAGTCCACGACTTGAATACCGGTGTCGTCTGTGATCGTAAACGCCTTGCCGTCCGGCTGCCGCACGTTGTTCTTGTAGATCGGCACGTCCACCGGCCACACCGCTGCACCTGCGCCCGCTGCGTCGTTCGCATAGTTCAACGTCAGCACAAGTTCCGCCGCATTTCCCATATTCGCCACGCACCGCACGGTAATACCTTTCGCTGTCGGAGTCGGGCGTAGATATGCCTGCGCCGCCGTGCCTGTAGCCACAGGGCCGATCAAGCCCCGCGTGCGGTACCGTTCTTGAATTTTCGTGATCATTGCCATGGTTGGAATCCTCCTTTTTGGGTATAAAAAATCCCCGTTATCCTCTTGTTGCCAGAGTGATGAACGGGGACCGCAGTTTGGTCGAGTTTTTGATTTTTAATGCTTTGCTGCGCTTCGGCATGCCATTCGCACGGAAGATGAAGCGGAAGCAGTTTTCTGCCGTCAGGAATTGAACGTGAATCGAAGTTGCTGCGTCCACGCCGCCCTTGTAGGCCAGCATATATTGTGAGAGGTCAACAAGGTTGAAGTCGCCCTCTTTGCCAAGCTCGGAACAATGGTCGCTTTCCAGAATGTCGCGTCCACGCATCCGGTCTACTTGGCCTTCCTGCGTCGCCGGGAGATACACCGGAACGCCGCCTTGACCTACCGGGAAATCCAAGAAGTCAAGTTGTTCATGAGCATCCGGGTGCATGAGCCAAGTGACGGAAGATTTGTTGAGAGCTTGATGGTACATTTTCGAAATGTTTTTCCAGTTGATTGTTCCTGCAGCTTGGCCGTCTTCTTTCGGAATCGTTACCTTGCCCTTGCTATTCAAAAAACCGAGTGGCTTCCCTATGCCGTCGCCGGAGATAACCGCACCTTCCAGCGTTCGTTGAATGGCAAGGTTGAAGGCCCGTGTATACAAGGTGTTTACAAAGCTGGAATCTGCCTCAAGTTCATACGTTGCATATGCAAAGCCCATCAGCTTCTCAAGCTCCATCTTGCGCTCGTCCAATGTGGGCTTTGTGGCCGCTACTTTCGCAGCTTCCGCAGCCCAGAAAACTTTGACACCACCGAACACCGATTCAGAAACATCATCCTCGTCCACTTCAACCCATTTAACCGAGTTGGAGCCGTCCGTGACTTCGTAGCTGTCCAGTTTCGGCAGGATATTCCCGGCTGTGGCGGCGGATGCCATCATCATTCCGGCGAAATCCGTTTGAATAGCGAACCCACCGTCTTGACCAACCTGTGTATTTCCTCCCATTGCGTTCTGAACCTTGATTAGTTCATCGGAGACGTTGCCGAAGGCGGCGTTCTTGATGTCTCGCAGTTGGTGTACGAGGTTCTTGTACGGCTTCGGCAGAGGTTCGTTTACGCTGGAAAGAATCGGTCCGTTCACCGGCTTGTTGTCGTCCTCTTCGCGCTTAGCCTGCTTGTTCAAGATCGAAATTTGCTTTTCGTTGTTATCGTACTCGGTTTCCATAGCTTCATAGGATGCGATATCTTCCGGCGTCATGGACTCCTTGTCTGCGAGCGCCCGCATGTCCTTTAAAATTTGTTCTTGGCGAGCGAGAAGTCTTTGTGTTTTGGTCATTGGTTAGTTCCTCCTGTGGGATTGGAATGATTTTTCGCGCACGCTGATGCGGCGCTGAATATCAAAAACCCGGTTTTTGGCCGGGTTTTCTGCGGTGTTCTGTTTTTTGCCATTGATTGCCTCGATGATTGCCTTGGAAAGCTCTCCTGATAACTTCGTTGAATCAAGTGGGACTATAACCTCTCCCTCCCCGATCCGTGCTGTAGGCGTCCCGGATATCACGCCACCAACTGCGGGCTTTTTGTCCGCCTTGAAGTCGAAGAAGCGCTGCATAGCTGTGTTCGCGCTGTTCATGATTGCGCTGCGCGACAGGGAAAAGGCGTTTTGGACTTGCTCCTCTGCCGGAACATCGCCGTACAGCATACCGTCAGCGAATCCTTCGGCAATCGCTTTGCGAGCGCTCATCCATGTTTCTTCATCCATCATGCGCGAAATCTTGTTCCGAGAAAGCCCGGTCCGCTGCTGATAGACGTTCACTAATCCTTCCTTGATCTCGTCCAGAACATCGGCTTGATGCCGGAGGTCCTTGGCCTCGCCTTGGGTTATGGTCCAAACGTTATGAATCATGATCATACTTCCGGGAGACATTAACACCTCATCCCCGGCCATGGCGATGATCGAACCGGCAGAAACAGCTTTCCCGTCGATTTTGACGGTTACCTTACCTTGATGCTCTTTGATCGCGTTGTACATCCCTAAGCCCCCGAACACATCACCGCCCCAAGAGTCTACCCATACGGTCAGGTTCTTTCCCTTGTGTTCGGCCAAAGCTGATCGGAAAGCGCTTGGAGCTGCGTGCTGAATGCCAAACCATTCATAGAGCCATGCGTCGTCATCGCTGACGATCTCGCCCTCGATCCGTAGCTCACTTTCCGTATCGTTCAGGTTCTTGAAATTCCAAAAGCGCACCCTATGCCGCCCCCCTTTCCGTGATCATTTTGTAAATTTCCTCGGCCATCGCTTGCATTTGCCCTTGTTGCTGGCCGCTGGCCGTCTTATTCAAATGGTACTGATCGGCCAACTTGATATTGATATAGTTCAGCGGCTGAATATACTCGTCTCCGCCCTCAACCCGGTTCAGGTTTTCGAGCCTTCGGATATCGTTGATCGAGAGCCAACCGTTCAACCGCCCGATAGAATACGCCTCAGCTCGGGACTTCGCATCCCCTCGCAGCAGCCCCATCATGTTAGCTTCGACAAAGTAACCGGCTCGCCGTTCCTCCCGTGTCAGCAATTGTGCGTTTATGTTTTCCTCCCACAACTTGAACCATGGGAGCATCGTATACATAACAAATTCCAAGCTTTGATGCTCGATGTTATTGTTCGTACTGCGCTCAAGATCGCCTATGAGGTGCAGCGGTACCCGATAGAGACGGGCAATGTCACGAATCTGGAAAAGCTTCGACTCGATTAGCTGCGCATCTGCCGGACTAATCTGGAATGGAACAAACTTCCCGCCGCCCTCCAGCAGCATCGGAATTCCGGCGTTCTTTGCACCTTGATAGTTCTTCGCTAAATCTTTTTTCAGCCGGTCAAACGCTTCTTTTCCAAGCACTCCTTCAAAAGAGAAGGCCCCGGATGGAAAAGCGCCGTTTTCATAGAGCCGGACGCCGAATTTCTCGTATGACAGCCCCAGCCTGATAGCCTGTGATGCAAACTGAATCGGAGATAGCCCTACGATCCCGTCGAGGCTCATACCCGGCACATGAAATACCTGCGCGCGCTCCAGCGTACGGGCCTCTTCCCGGCTTGTGCTACTGATCTTGTATTGGAGCTTTTTGGTCGTCGGGTCCCGGCAGATATTCACTTGTTGCCATTGGTACGGATACAACCCAACAAGCTCGCCCCGGCGATTGACAAGCCGCTCGCTCACACCGTTCCCGCCAAGGTTCAGCGCCATCATCATTGCTATTTTCCAATTGAACGGACTCATCTCGTCGTTCGGAGCATGATGCAAAATGTCGTGTATGGCGAGGTCGTTCGCAATGTCCCGGTCGCCGTCTTCCCGCTTCCGGTATAGGTTGAAAGGCACGCTGGCGAACGTTTCCCCGAGAACACGCACACATGAAAAAACTGCCGAATATTTCAGCGCCGTCGTGGAACTAACTGATCCTGCTGGAATCCGAACGATATCATCGCCCAGCATGAACGCCTGAATTTCATCCTCGCGGCTGCCGCCGCCAAGCATGTTCTTCATCATTCGAATGATCCCTATATCCTTCACCCCCTTTCCCTACTCCTCGTCGTCGTCAAGCAGGCTTCGCATGCCGCGCTTCTCGTATACGTTGTCTTCCTCCAAGTTGATAGCCCGAGCCATGGCCGTTATGATCGCTGCTACGCCGTCTATGCGTCCGGTGGATCGTTTCTTTGACGGTGCGACGTTCTCGTTCTCATCCATGCGTACGACCGTGTTATCGACCATCCAGCGGAGCACCCTGTTCCCTCCGTGGATGAGCTTCTTTGCGACGACAAGCTTCTCGAATTCCTTGGTCGGATCGGACAGATTTTTGATATTCTGCGGAATCGGCACGCATGTAAAGCCGTCGTCCGTCAGCTCAAGGCTCGTCTGCGTCGCATTCCAAGGGTCGAAGCCGATTTCCTGAATGTCGTATATCGCCCCCAGGTCGTTTATGGTCTTCCGTATGAATTGATAGTCAATGACGTTCCCCGGCGTGGGGTATATCAGGCCATCACGGATCGCAGCAGAATAGCTGAATCCGTCCCGGTCCTCCCGTTCCTGTAGGTCATCCTCCGGTATCCAGAAGAAAACAAGGACGATATACTCGCCGTCCCGTTCCTCCGGTGGAAAGACGAGGGCAAAGGCCGTTATATCGAGCTTCGATGACAGGTCCAGCCCGCCGTAACACTTCCGGCCCCGCAGCGCTTCAAGGTCGATTTCCCCTGCTGATTCGTCCCATTTGTGCAGCGGAATCCACTTCACCGCAGCATTGACCCATTTATTCAGGTCTTTTATGAGGAAATTCACATAGGCCGTCGGCATGTGCTTTGCTTTCTGCGCCTGCTTCTGCATATAGGCGATATCCTTCGACACGCCCAAATTCGGGTTCGCCTTCATCCACGTTGCCGGGTCAAACGGATCGTCGTCGTCGTCAATCGTCGCTATATATGCAAAAAAGGTTTCGTCCGGCTCGATGCCTTTCAAAACCTTCATAGCGTATTCGCGGAGCTGGTAACACGGCCCGTTCTGGTTCACCCCTGCCGTCGTGATGACGTATATCAGCGGGTGTTCCCGTGCTGACGTACCCGACTCGATGACATCGTACATAGCGGAATTTTTGTGAGCGTGGTACTCATCGATTAGGCCGCCGTGGACGTTCAGGCCGTCGAGGGAGTTGGAGTCCGAACCAAGCGGCTCGAACTTTGATCCGGTATCGATCACATGCAAATTGTTCTTGTATACCCGGAAGTGCTTCATTAGGTCCGGAGATGCCCGAACCATTCGGCTCGCTTCGTCAAACGTAATCTTCGCTTGGTCTTTCTTCGTAGCTGCCGCGTATACTTCCGCCCCGTATTCCTCGTCCGCAAGCGTCAGATAAAGGCCGACACCTGACACCTTGGTCGATTTGCCATTCTTCCGGGGAATCTCTTCATACGCCGTACGGAACCGGCGGAGCTGCGTTTCCCGGTGGAGCCACCCGAATATCGAACCAACGATGAACTTCTGCCACAGCTCCAGCTCGAAGCTTTGACGCGCCCATTTTCCTTTAGAGTGCCGCAGGAACCGGAAAAAGTTGATCGCGTGATCCCGCGCGTACTCGTCAAAATAGTATTCAAATGTCGTAACCCTCAGTTCCGAGTCGCGCAGATCGTTAAGGTGTCTCTGACACGCCAGCCGGACAGGTTCAGCCGCAGGAATTTCGCCGGAAAGCACCCGCTCCGCATAGTCACGAACTGGACAAATTTCTTCTGCGTGGGCCATTCAAATACCCTTCGAAATCGTCTTTGTTGCCGTCGTCCTTCTTTTCTGCTCCTGTCCCGGTTACAAGCGGCGCGTCGATACGAGTACGAGCGGACGGCGAAAGCCCGAATTCGGCGCAAAATGCTTTGATGACGAGCGATTCCTTTTGTACGACCGCTATTTCCGGTCGCGGCACAAAGTTGCTTGCCCCGGCCTTGTTCGTGTACTCGTGGAACATGCTTCCGGCCTTTTTCAGCGATTTTGTAGCGGCTACCAATCGGCTATATGACAGGCAATATGCCTCGAATGCGGAAAGATCGGCAATAGTTAGAAGCCCGAGCCGGATCAACTCCGGCGCGAGGCGCTTCCATTCTTTTTTAGCAATTGTGTCGAAGTAGGACGGCGGATCGGGCACGGTTGACGGTTGTTTCGGCTTTGGTTCGTTCTCGGGCGCACGGTCCGCCCTGTACGTACCCTGCAAAAGTTTTAATTCAGTTGGTTTTGCTTTCGGTCCCCGCTGGCCCATACAATCACCCTCTTTCTAGAATTTATCCCCTCTTAGGAAAACCTGACCTCGCATACGCGAAGGGGGCAGCGCGGTCCCTAAAACGGCTTTCGCAAGGATTTACCCCGCCCCTACCCCTCGACATGCTTCCAGACTCGGAAACGGCAGATATCTTTCACGTGGTAAGCACTTACTCCAAACCTTACAGCAATATCCTTGTACATCAATCCTCGCTTCCTAAGACTCCGTATTTCTTTCACCTTTTCTTTTGTAAGTTTGCTACTCTTAACTCTTTCTCCAACCGCCTGCCTTTTCTTATTGATCATGTCATCCATATTGTCTCTGTGTGTGCCGACAATAAGATGGTCAGGGTTAACACATAATCTGTTGTCACATGAGTGCATTACGAACATACCTTTAGGTATAGTCCCTTTATGCATTTGGTAAGAGTACCTATGTGCCATTTCGTTTATGCCATTCACGTTCAACTGACCGTACCCCTTCCCGTTAATGCTACCTTTCCATACCCAACACGCACCTGACTTATCAACGTTAGAGGTGAATCTATCAATGCATTTCATTGCATGTCACTCCTCTTGAACGATTGCATATAAAAAGGCCAGCCCGTGACAGGCCAGCCTACAATGTGTTTTATATGCTACAGTACTCCGAAACTACCGCATTCGGATCGGCTTCATATGACTCCAGCAATTTAGCCAGCGTCAGTTTCGTAATCGTTGCTATATTGACATGTTTGTTGGATATCTTTCTTCCAGTTTGTTCATGATGTCTTGGAGCCGGTTATCATCCGTTTCCGGCACATGAATGATGATACTGTATCTTCTCTCCATAATGCCGCCCCTTGTTACTGATGATAGACCTCTCAAATGACCGTATAAACGACAGTAACGGACGTTCGAGACCCATTCATTAAACAACTGTCTATCGTCTCTTAGATGTCAATCTGAACAGTCAGAAGATGAATCATTCGACCAGTCCGAGATGTAATCTGTGCCAATCTCAATTTCATAGGAGGAAGTATCCTCGTTGATACTGGTGTTTGTCGAAGCGTGCCGCATTCCATAATGGCGAGTCTTCGTCAAGAACATTTCCGCGTCGGAAACCCCTCATTGATCTCCCCATTTCGTCAGTCCGGTCAAGAACTGAATTTCATGCACCGTGGGACTATCAACCGACGCCCGGATGGTCACGGCCCTAACTCCTTCCAAGCGCTTGCCGTCTTGGTACACTTCAAGAGCCGATCCCGCACTACGCTGCACGAATACAAGCGCCGGAGGTTCATCAAGGACGAGCCTAAATGGTTCCTTTTCAGGCGGACCCGTTCTGATTGCGGTTTCTTGTATCGATGCAATCGGCCCCGAACAATTCGGGCAGCGTCTTCCGTCATATTGCTTACGTGTTGTCGTGGTCCATTCACAGTACAAGCAGCCGTATTTAATCCTTGGGCCATTATGCTGCTCCTTCCAATGGCTTTTCGTTCGGGCATATTTGGCATCCTCATCCGTTATTTTCACGGCCAACCCTATGCTTTCAAGGTATTCCGTTTCCAGTTGGAGCACCCGTTCAATGCCTTCCCTAAGCTCTATTTCTTCACAATCCATCATTTGGGTATAGATGTAATCGACCAATTCAGTAGTATCCACAAGCACAAATTCATCTTCGTCCATTGCTTTCTGCACTCTCCCTTTTTGAGTATTCGTCTATGACAGCAAAATGAGCCTCTTTCCCGGCCAGTTTGCGCCGGTTCCCAAAACCGCCGTCCTCCAGCACCGTCTTCCTGTCATGGTCGCTCTTGCACAGCGCCCGATGATTTTCCGGTGACCAAAAAAGCGCATAATCGCCTCGGTGCGCTATGATATGGTCAACCACCGTCGCAGCTGTCAAAACGCCGCGTTCAAGGCATTCCACACACAGCGGATGCCGCCGCAAATATTGTTCCCGGTATCGTCTCCAGCGGGCATTGTAGCCGCGCTCATGGGCCGATCCGCGTCGGCTGTCCTGCTGCTGCCTGTGCTGCTTTTGGTGGTCCGGGCAAAACCGGTCGTGCGTCAGGGCACGGCATCCGGGGTAGGAGCATGGCTTTTTCAGTTTTTGCGGCATGGCCTTGTCCTCGCTTTCTATGGGAAAAGCAGCAAACGCCACGACATACCGTTTCCGGCGTCCGTGGCGTTTCTCAATTCTTTGATGATATAAATATAGCATGTCTAAATCCAAGCAACACATCTTATTCCCGTTTTTTTCCCTTCTTTTTTTCTTCAAAAGTGAGAATTGGTTTTCTTACATATATTCACTCTATTCATTTTGCAATATCATCAATAATTCCCCGTGCTTCTTCTTCACTTGATGCGATAATGGTTAATGACATTAGGCCATATAAAGCATGCTCGCTTTGAAAAACAAAAATCTCTTTCCCTTTATAGTTATTTCTCAATGACCATGGTACAGCAGAAGATTCATAAAGATGCCAATCGTGACCCAAGATATCATCAGTGATTTTTTCAGCATCTTTCGCATTTAATGCGAGGACGTCCATCCACATAACACCGTATACAGTGTGTTCGCTTCGTAAAACATAAATCTCTTTTCCTTCATGCTGCACTTGCAAATGACCTGGTAATGGCCTCACGTCACGAAAGTACCACTTTATAGGATTGGGCATATATTCTTCACCACCTTGGTAAAAATATACAACAAGAATCCGTACTATTCAATTATCAAAGTCTAAGTTACGAATCACATATGACCTCATCCCCACATCACCGCATACCTCCCGTATTTATCCGGGGGCCGAAGCCCCCGCGCTATTTTGGTTCCTTCGTTTCTATGATCGCCGCCGCAATCTTGAATCCGTAGCTTACGCCCTTGGCGTACTCTCTACCGGCTTCGTCCCGGCGTTCAAGGGCTTCGGTACCCCAGAACTTTTGAAGCGCCAGAAGGTCGTTTCTGAGCGTCTGAAACTGTTCGACCACGGTCTCCCTCCTCCTTGTATTTACTTATTTCTGAAAGTCCGAA